TTTGAGCCGCGATCTAAGCGCAAGGTAAACCCATGGCCGTCATCCTCCCAATCATCAGCGAATACGATCCCAAGGGCGCCAAAAAAGCGATCGCCCAATTCAAGCAACTAGAAACCTTTGGCGAAAAAGCAAACTTCGCAATCAAAAAAGCAGCACTCCCAGCGGCCGCCGCCGTTGCCGGCTTAGGCGTAGCCCTCGTTGGAGCAACTCAAGCCGCCATGGAGGACGCAGCCGAGCAAGCAAACCTTGCGCTCGTTATGCAGAACGTCACGGGAGCAACCGACGCACAAGTCGCTTCTCAAGAAAAGGTCATAGCCGCAATGTCGAGGGCGTCCGGAACGGCAGACTCCGAACTCCGTCCAGCCTTCCAAGCGCTTCTTGTAGGCACAAAGGACATCACTACAGCCAACACCGCTCTAGCGCTCGCTCAGGACATCGCACAAGGCTCTGGGAAAGATCTAGCGACCGTCTCCGATGCACTTGCCAAAGCCTACGGAGGCAACTTCAAAGCCCTAGGTCAACTCTCCCCAGAGATCAAAGCCATGATCAAAGACGGCGCATCTCTTGACGACGTGATGAATGTCCTTGGCGGAACCTTCGGAGGAGCCACGGCCGCAGCCGCAGAAACCGCCGCAGGCCGCATGAAGATCCTTAAAAACTCACTAGACGAAACTAAAGAATCAGTCGGCGCCGCACTACTTCCAGCCTTCGAAGCCGTCCTCCCAGTCGTCCAAAAGTTTGCAGACTGGGCGCAAGACAACCCCGGCGTCTTCTTGGCCATTGCCGGCACAATTGGCGCTATTGCCGTCTCGATCATGGCAGTCAATTTTGCAATGGCCCTCAACCCGTTCTCGGCTATTGCAGCCGGCATCGCCGTTATGGTTGTCGCGCTTGTGGCCGCATACAAAAAGTTTGAATGGTTCCGCAATGGCATCAACGGAGTCATCAACTTTATTATTGGAGCATTTGAAAACATGGCGAACATGTGGATCAAAGCAATCAACGTGCTTATTAAGGCATACAACGCCATTCCGTTTGTAGACAACGTAGGGACATTAAATGAGATATCCCTTGGCCGTATCGGTCAGGCGCAAGAAACGGCTACTGGTGGCATTGGTGGAATCCGCATGATGGCCACAGGAGGCATCGTGACGGCGCCAACTTTGGCAATTGTGGGTGAGAAGGGGCCAGAAGCCGTCATCCCATTAGACCGCATGAAGAACCAAGGCGGACAGAACATCACCGTCAATATCACGGGCGGAATCTCAACATCGGCAGACATCGGCCGCGCCGTCGTTAACGCCATTAAAGCAATGAACCGTGTAGACGGCCCAGCACAAATCCAAGTCGCGTAATGGCCGCCACAATTGTTCAATCGGGATCCTACGATCTTCTCATTGACACAGGTTTCATAGTCAACGGATTCACACTTGACGACACAACAAAAGGCGTCCTCAATAACACCGAATACGTGCTCAACGGAACAACACAATATGCATCCGTCATTGACGGCTCAACAAACATCACCGTCACACGCGGCCGCCGCGACATCGGCGACCAATTCACAGCCGGCTCAATGAACTTCAATCTCCTAGACGGCTATGCCGGCGGAGTCTTTAACCCATTCAACCAAGACTCGCCGTTCTTTGACACAGCAAACGCACAGCCCGGACTAGCACCAATGCGAAACGTCATCCTCACGCGCGAAGGCGAAGAACTCTTCAACGGTTACATCATTGACTACACGTACGACTTCAACCTTGGTGGCCTAGATGAAGTCAACGTCGCTTGCGCCGACCGTTTCTATGTCCTTTCGCAGACATACATGGACGAATACAACGTCTCCGAAGAACTAGCCAACGTACGCGTAGAAGCCGTCCTAGACCTACCAGAAGTCAACGCATTCCAATTGCCGGGCGAACGCAACATCGAGACATCAAGCGTCCTACTCGGCGGAGCGGCCGCCTACACCGTGCCCAACGGAACATCTGTCGCCGCATACATGGCCAAAATTAATGAGAGTGTGCAGGGCAGAATCTTCGTGGCACGTGACGGGACGTTCACCTTCCAAGATCGGATTGGAACAACACTTTCCGCACCCGTAGCCGCATTCCACGATGACGGAACCAATATCCCAATGGATCAAGTAGGAATCTCATTTGAAGCGAACCAAGTCGTCAACCGCGCATCCGTAACCCATGCCGGCGCAACTAGCCCAGAGATCGCCGAAGATCTGGCATCTCAAGCGACCTACTTTATTCAAACAAACTCGATCTCCGACGCGCTAGTGCACAACGACACGGCCGCCTTAGACCTTGCCAACTACCTACTCGTAGGCGAACCCGAGCCGCGCTACACAAACGTATCTACAGCCTTTCTCATGCTGTCCGATGCCCAACGTGACACCGTGGCCGTCCTTGAGATCGGCGACACTATTAGCATTGAGAAGTCGTTTAACACGGGCAACACCACAACACAATTAGCGCAAGAATTGGCTATTGAGGGCATCCAGCATCAGATCACCCTCAGCGACGGCCACCGTATAACGCTATTTACAAGCCCTACAACGCTCGTCTTTGAATTGGTACTCGATGACCTAATTTACGGAATCACCGACGCAGACAACGTGCTCGGGTAATATACCGATATGGCAGCAAATTGGACAGCATTCGTAGCCGGCAACGTTTTGGAGGCTTCGCAACTTAACGGCGTTGTAGACAACTTTGCCGACATTGCTATTTTTAATGAAACACAAGCCAACGGCACCGAAGGCGGAACTTTTACTAGCGGCAGTTTTGTTAAACGAACATTAAACACAACAGTTGTAAACAACATTACGGGCTGTTCTATTGCGTCAAGCGTGATTACTTTGCCAGCCGGAACCTATTTTGTTTCGGCTATTGCGCCAGCGTTGCAAGTGTCAAACCACAAACTTAGATTGCAAAATACAAGTGACGCAACCACAATCGCTATCGGAACTAACGGATCAACAGCGGCGGCAAATACCGTGCAAACAAACGCAACGCTTGTCACATGTTTTACTTTGGCAGCATCAAAAACTATCGAATTACAGCACCGTTGCGCTACAACCGCTGCCTCTTATGGCCTTGGAACTCAAAACGGGTTTTCAGTTAGCGAAATCTATGCAAGCATTACTATCGCGAGGATCGCATAATGGCTACACCAACCACCGCAGAAATTAACGCACAAATAGGCAACGCCACACGCGAACTTGCACCCGGCACGACATGGAAATATAACGAACCGGGCGACGGATACTATTGCCTTGAATGGTTAGACGACCCAGCCTTGCAGCCAACCGAGGCCGCAACAATGGCAAAGGCAACAGAAATTGCAGCGAACCCACCTACGCCGATCGGCTAAATATGCGGCGCTGCTCTTTATGGTTGCAGTTGTAGCGGCGGTCTTAAATGGATGCGCCAGCACACGAGTCAACATTGAGCCAAATAGGTGCTTTACGCGGACGGCTTGCGATGTCGCCAGAGGATAAACACGCACGTCTAATCCTGATTGTTGGCGTAACAATGTCGATCAGTTTTGCCGCGATCGTTCTCGGCTTCGTTTACGGCCTACTGTTTGTCAATCAGCCACTTGAGCAAGCCCCCAATGACGCCGCCTTCATAGACCTACTCTCAACCGTTGTCGTATTCTTGACCGGGTCACTTGGTGGTCTACTTGCATCTAACGGAATAAAAAAAACAAAACAGACAGGAGCAACAGATGAAACCCAGCGATAAAGCAATGATCTCGACCTACATCAACAGCGCCATTGCAGCAGCAGTAGCGCTCTATATGTCAGGCAACACCGACCCGAACGACCTACTCGGCGCAGCCATCGCAGCAGTAGCGCCGCTATTTATCGGCTACGTCAACCCAAAGAACAAGGCTTATGGCATCGGCAAAAACCCCGAAGCCTAAAGCACAACCGCTCCCGATCGTCGGCGCTAGGCCGTACACGGGCAACACGGACGGCGCATCATCAAAGCGACGTGCCGGCATGGACGCCTTTATCAAAGAAGTCATCTGGCTCGCTCAAGGCGCTCTCTGGGATAACGGCTCTTATGGCGTGAGAAATATGCGCGGCAAAGAAACACTCTCGGTACACGCCACGGGCCGCGCCGTTGATCTCTCGTATCGCCCTAGCGCCAGCAAGAAACTTGCCAACCGTAAGGACGCGCTTGAAGCAATTGAGAAACTTTGCGCCAATGCGAACGATCTCGGAA